ATTGGAATGTTTCTAGAACAGCACCAGTTGACTTAGAGACAACAGCGATGTGGAATTCGTCTCTACTAATTCCTAGATCGGTTGCTTGCTGAGATGTACCAGGGCGAGGTCCGATCTGGTTTAGTTTGAGAGTGAATGTACCAACGGAGAGAGTTGCATTTCTGTACCAATCTTCTGCGGTTGCTACAGGAACTTGTGTGACTAGAGCATCGACATCAAATGTTACGTCGTCAGTAGTCGAAGCACCACCAATGAGAGCACCATCGATAACTAAACCAGTATCAGTGCCAAGATAATCTTCGCCACCGCTAACTAGAGTTACACTAGAAATATCACCAGCACCATCTCTAACTACTGTAACTGTAGCACCAGATCCAGTTCCGCCACTAACAGCAACAGCGGTATATGTTTCGCCCGCCTCGGCAGCAAGCTGAGTACCAGCAGAAACATTAGTAATAGTATCAATTACCCCATTATTGCCGGGAGTTAGATCACCAACTTCAACTTTGTCTCCAACTAGGAAAGCTGATCCGGCATTATATCCGTAAATCTTCGCGGTCTTACCACCAGTAAATGTAAGGGTATCGCCATTTGCGGTGCTATCAGGAACACCAGTAAAAGTTACTGACTGGTCGTATCCTCTGTCAACCGCTACGAGTTGGAGGTCATTACCCCATGAACCTTCGTTAGCAGCAGCAACTTCAGATGCACCAGATTGGGCAACAGCAGCACTGGTTCCAGCTGCTCTAGATACAACTAGGCGGCCGCCATAGGATAGGAACTCTGATGCAACAAACCAATCTTCTGCGTTTGCATCAACGGGACCACCAAAAGTATCGACAAGTTCTTTCTGGTTATTAACTGCTGTAGGGGTCTCAAGGGGACCCTTCTGGAATGCACCAGCAAATGCTGCTCTCAAAGCCTGAGATCCTACAATAGTGGTATTTGTAAGGTCCCTCTCTCTGATAACTACTCCAGGCGAGACTTGACTAGCCATGTGATACTCTCCGTGACATCCAATTTATCTAGAATTATTTATTAAAATCAATAGTTCCACATGTAGCTAACTTCTTCCTGTTGATCGCCATATGCCCAGAGGTCTCCATTAGCATCCATAAAGGTATCATCACCTAATCCGTCATCAATAAATCCAAATGGAGCCATGTCTTGTTCGATTTGATTACGCTGTTCCTCGTAGATTCTACGGCGAACATCTTGGTCGGTCATCTCTTTAAAATAGTCCTGCATTACCAACCAGGCAAACAGAACCATACACATAACTAAGTCATCGTGATAACCTTCGTCTGCTTCAAATGATTGTTTCTTTTGTATAAATGTGGTAAGTTCAGATAGGATATCATAATCTTCGAAGAGTAATTTATCTTCTTCGATAATCGCTTTAAGATTCGCGCATCCCTGTTTCTTTACAGTGATACTCATCTTGACACCTAATTGTGTTTTGTTTCCTGAGAATCCTTGTCCCACGATTTGACCTGCCCTACCGCGCATAGCACACATAAGAACATTAGGATATTCAAGATCGTAGTTGAGAGTAGCAGCAATACTATCGCCAATGTCATTGACTTCTACCAGGACGTATGGACTATTATATTCTTTGCAAACCTGGAATATAACACTAGGAAATAGTACAGGTTTAATTGTGTTGTTTCTATATTTTGCTACGATACGATATGGCATCGTAGTGATATCATATACAATAAAAGCGGAGTAGTCCCCACCAATGCCTCTTGCGACATCAACTGTGATAATGTATTCGTGATCCTTCTGTGCTTTTTCATATACATCCAGTCCTGCGTTACTTTTGATTGGTTCTGTAAATGTAAGTGCCTGAAGTTTAGCCGCTGAGATTAGCGTATCAACCGAACCTAGGAAATTACATTCAAATTCTTGTGTGAACTGACGCTCAGATGTGTTCGCAATGGTTTGTGCTTTCCAGTCAGCATCTCTACCAGGAACCTGAGACCAATGTACTTCATTATGAACGTAATCACTCTTACCTTGAACGGAGTTCTGCCACATCTTATAGAAGTGGTTCATACCATAAGGCGTTGAAATAATGATAACCTTCGTTGATTTACCTGAGGTAATCGTAGGATACACAGAAGAGAAGAACTCTTCTGCAATATGATTTGGAACGAAAGCAAATTCGTCCAAGAATAGAATGTTGAATGACATCCCTCGGACGGCAGATGCTGAGGTAGAAGCGGCAAGAATCTTGGAACCATTCTCAAGTTCCATACTACCTTTGTTCCACGCAACAACACCTTGCTGCATCCACTTAGGTAAATTTTCATATCCTAACTGAAGGCGACCCAATAGGTCTCTCGCAGTAGATGCCTTGTTTGCTAGGATACCAATATTAACGTTATCGTTAAAAATAGCGTAGTATAAAAGATAAGATACAACAGTAGTGGATTTACCGGTTTGTCGTGGTAACTTTGCGATGTTGAATCTGTTTTCATGGAAATCTTTAATTAATTTCTCTTGAAAATCCCACATCTTAAATGGGATGATACCTTCATCAAGAGAAATAATTTTCATATAATTTTTGGTAAAGTAGATTGGATCTGCTTTACATTTTAAATATTCACTTACTTGTTCTTTAGTAAATTCAATATCAACCCCAACCTTTTTGAGGTTAGGGTTGCCTAAGTATAAATCTTTACCGCTCATTCGCTCTATCTAGATCTTCATTATATCTGTCAAGAATATTTAGACGTGCGTCCCAGGTGTCTCCACCATCACTACCCTTTACAGGATTGATACAAGTGTCATCACCAAGCTTATTACACACCAAGCCAGCAAGATCCAACTCATTTCCTTTGTTCCCCGTACCGGACCAGTAGTGCTGTCCGTTTATCCAAACAGCACCACATTTTTTACACTCTTTCCTCTCAACAGAAAGGTCTGATAGTTCCTTGTCCGGCATGGCAATTCTCCATAATAAAATATTTAGTTTAATTTGTATCAATATGTTACAATACTTACTTAAGTATTGTTAATCAATTATAAAATAAATGTTAATTACGGATTGTGATTCTTGTTTTCTTTAATTTTTTGATATCCCCATACAGCGAGGGTGCCGATACCTAGACCAGCAAGACAGCAAAGAAACATGTGAATAATGTGTTCGAAGGTTGAGTGATCTGCGTGATTCATGAGACGTGAATAGTTCCTACCATGCCAGCCCCCTTGTGGGGACCACACCAGTAAGTATAATCTCCTGCCTCTGGAAATGTCAACTCAAAGTCCTCACCTGGTAACATAGCGAGACCTTCGTGTGACAGTTCGGGATGATCCTCCACAACTACGTTATGAGGAGGAAGCATATTATTAATAAAATGAACTGACTCCCCAGCAGCAATAGAAACTTCAGCAGGTTCAAAAACGAGATTGCCATTGGCACCCATTTGAACGTCAACAGCCCATGCAGGAAGTGCAAAAAATAGTGAAGCAAGTAGTCCTAAAAGAAACTTCATTTGTCTTAATATATCTACATTATGTATGTTGTTACCACTCCATTCTTACATTATTGTAACGTGGATTTGTTTTAACTTCCTGACTTATCATCTCACTAAATTCATCACAGCATTGACACCACCGCCGTCTTGCTTCTGGTGCTCCTAATGCTTTTTTCGCCGCAAAGTCTCCCACTCATACCAAAGTTGGGAACACTCCGCAGATTTTTCATTGAGATGCGGTTCAAGATACATTAGCAATTCCACGCTCTTAAAGATTTATTAATACGAGAATCCTTATCGTTTGCAGTCTTCTTGCTAGTAAGTTTCTTCTTCATTCCTTTCATTCTAGCGCAGAAGGATGCCCTCCTGGGATTTCCAACCTTCTTGCTTGGTGCTTTAAGGTCTGATCCTGGATTCTCCTTTTCATAAGACTTTCGTCCTTTTTCGTTAAGTCCTCCGGACTTATTTTGTCCTTCTTTTCTGGTCCAGGCTGATTCGTTGAGCTCATTCCTGAATTGCTTAAACGACTTCATATTTATACCTCGTTATCTACAAGTATAATATCAAAGATTGCTCCACCACCTACACCATTTTGAGATAGACCTTTTATTTCTATATCTGTTTTCTCTTCAAATCTTAAAGGAACTGGATAGTCATAGTTGAACCCAGAAGCAAATACTCCAAACTGACCTTTAACATTAAATGCTCCACCAAAAGGTCTTGCATACAATCTAAACAGAGCATCATTGTTAGCATCAATAGAACCTTGAAGTTTCATCAAATATCCTGTCTTGCCAGCAGGGATTGTATATAAGGACATCAAAGTTTGACCAGCACCAGCAATAATTACTGCTACATCATTGACACCATTTTTAATTCTAATCTCATCCTGATTAGTTGTGCCAGTATTTGCAGTAACCATTCTTGCACGGAACACTCTGGAGAATTGTGCTACTGATGCAGCACCACCAATAGTCAAGGTTTCTGTTACTGGATCATAGTTTTCATCTAAACCCTGAACCTCTATAGTTCCGCCATCATCATCACCAGTATTATCTGCAACTGCAGTTACTGTGGCGGCAGCATAGTATGCATAATCTGTTGCTTTATCCCAGATGGTTTGCCAGGAATTAGCAATAGTATCTCTAAATCCAAACTTGTTGATGTGTGAATATCC